GCAAGTTTAATTTTTCTTTGTTTTTCTGATTTATACAATGCCGAAGCAAGGTGGAAGGGTTTTGTCAATATAATCTAGTCTACAAGTTGCTAAACGGTGAGTCGCCGACCTCCGAAGAGTGGGACGCCATAAAGCTAGGTGTACCGTCTAATGACAGAGTACACACAAATGTGATTTGAATATGAAGGACGCCCGAATTTAATCGGGTCGCCGAACTATAGAGACGCGGAAATGGACTGAGCGATTATCGATGAATTGATAAACAAGTTTGGCTCGCCTGTTAGAGAACAGGCTTTCCGAAGTAGGGGTATTGCATGAGAATTAGACCTACAGGTACTAAGGGAGGGAAAAGTAAAGTACCAAGGGACGGGCTCGAAGAGCTGGTCGCGTATCATGATTACGCCATCACGTTAGTGATGAATACACGTTCAGAATGGAACGCTACATGAATTAAAGAAATAAAATAAAAAATAAGGTGGATAGATTCCGAAAGCGAGTTCGGATAGGGTATTGGATTTAGACACATAGTGTCATAATCTATATAAATAATTCAAGTTCATAATATAAAAGACATATGAACTTGTAGAAGCTACTCGTGGTAGCAGGCCGCACTAAACTGCGGTATAAGGGTGGGGTTGTTAATCATCCCCATGCCTCGCTTAATTAGAACGAGGTGAAAGAAAGGTAGTGTCATTTATGCAAATGACTGGGCCTAACGCCCATGCTGACTGTACCTTTGGGCTATTACTATGCGGTAAACCGCATAGCCTAGTAACAAAGTTTAAGTGAGACTGTAATTCCGCAAAGGGCTGGTCAGGATTCAAAAATCTAGGTTTGAACTTATCTGTGCACAGTGCGGGCATGTCGCATGGGATCGAGGTATACTCTAACAATACATGTTGCACAGCATACCGGCGGCAGGAATTAAGGTCGTCTACGACCATCCTTGGGCCTCAAGGATAAGGTGGTTGTCGTCACTCGAGCGAGGGGGTCTATAGTTTAGGGAGACGTTGACATCGCATGACGTAAATCAGTTTCTTAGACTGTGAAGCAGACATATTTATTAAGCGCTCGCTGTCAGGCTTGCGCAGTTGGCACGAAATCGAGGGTGTAAGTCTCGCACAGCTGCCAATAGGCGCCATAACGGCTATCGTAACATTGTCCTTTCTTTCCAGACAGTATATTTTACATGTTACTTAGTACGTTGTGAGGCGCGCTTCTCCGACCAAGGTGCATAAAGCAGGAACGTCGTGTGTGTAGGGTACTGTTAATCAGACAGCCCCAGGTTCACCTACTTCATCAGGAAATAGGAAGACTCCGCTATTCTACGATTACTGGCGCAACCGCGGAGAGGCCGGAATTAGCGTCATCTACGACGCCAACTTCTCTATATAGAAGTTGGAAAACTTAGAACTTAGCTCGGGGATCCGAGTCTAAGAGTTACGGTTACGGAAGTAACGCGCGAGGCCAGCAGATCTGTTGGTGTTATCTGTATCAAAGTAGTAAGTCGTTTTGGGATAACGACCTACAACATGATCTAGAAACATTACAAATCCCACAAATTGAGGGTCTTTATTTACTATACGGGAGTAACTTTCAGGGTTATAGTAAGAGTTGCACTGTATAACAGGTGCATATCTTGACAAAACGCTGAGAGCCACATCGTACGGTACGTTATGGACACGCAAAGAATGGTGCTGGCGGGCGACGGCTACCCCGCACACCTTTTCGAGAGCCTCATGTACACAGTACACAGGGGCGTTGACGGTGACGATCTGTGTCTTATTCAATTTTGGGAAATCGATAAGACCCTCGCGAAGTCTAGCAATCACTTTAAAGGCAAAAGCATGAACTAAAACGAGGGCATCCACAGGGGCAAGGTCAAAACCGGCTGATAACAGCGAGGCATAATGATCGATTCCTACAGTATAGATATTATCTAACGCCTGTAGGGCCGCAGCTAGTTGAGGAACGCGGCGTAGGGGATCTTTGGCAAGCACCTCCAACCTGGCTAATGGGCGGGCAAGCTTGCGAATGACAGCGTGGGCGTGAACACGCGAACAAAATGAGGGTGTTTTTGAAAACCGAACCTCATATTTCACACCTTTGAATACGCGGTCATCAAGATGTTTCCACTTGATGACTTTGTTAGTGTAGAAATCATCACCTTTTTGAGCGGCGATGAAAGTGTCGTCGAATGATGAATCCAAGCAAAGGGAGGTAAGCATCATTACGCAATTACACAAGAGTGTCCAGGGGGCTCCAGAGCCTAAGGCAATGGAGCTTTCTGAAACCCAAGTGTTATTAAGGGGCTGGACAGCGTCATATTCACGCACATGCTTAAAAAGCTGTGAGTGAAGTCCGTTGAGTCCGGCCAATTCGGAGAGGTGCATGATATAATCGACATGCCCTCTCTCGTGAGTGGAGTCCTGGGAAGACAGGTCCACCTCGGTGTTCATGGTGGCGGTTGATATTACTTTCGTAAATATAGCCGCCAATTCTTCCTCGGAATAACCTAAATCAACATAAAGGTCTTTGCGTATGTTGACTTTGAGAAAAGCCGTTATTCCGGCAACCCACGCTGCGAATAGGTGCTGAATGTAGGGCGGCAGAGCTGTAACACCCTGCTGCTTAACATGAGCACCCGAAGCCACGGTTTTCTTTGGAGGGTCATTTTTGGGGAATGCTCTCGAGAACCTTGATTTAGAGTTCACGGAGTCGAATTCCTTAATTATGGCCATCCATTGATCTGGTGACTTGGAATCCCGAAAGTCTGCAACTGCCTTAAGGTGGGGCTTAAGGAGTTTACGATCAACTAAATTGATCTGGCTCGGGGAAAGTTGGGACGGAGAAGGCGCTACAACGTGTCGCGCTACTATTTGAAAATCACCCGATACTCCGTTGTAGATTTCCGGGTGACCATCCATATCAACTTTGTCAAGGTTGAACAGGATTAACTTCTTAACTGTCGGAGGATAGTTTAACTCCGTGAAGATAGAATTCTCTCTTTCGAAATGGTCTAGAGTGTTGATGGCTCGAAGTGTAAAGTCATCATCTTCACGGGTGTTCATCCTAAGGGTCGTACTCAACATGTCACTGGACGTGTGAACATGTCTTAAATGTGGATAAGACGTGCGAGGATAGTTGGGGGAATCGCAGATAACGAGCGGCGTTCCGACGGGTGCAACGTCTGGTTGAATAACTGGTTCAGAGGGAATACGAGATACTCTGATACCAGGGGGGAAATTACCCACTAAGGCAACGGGGCAACGGGGAAGCGGAGCGGTAAGGGCCGGGGCTGCAAGCACGTCGAATTCTTCAAAATCAACTTCATCAGCTGAAAATGGTATATCGTGCATGAGTAGATTAGTGGCAACAGTATGTTCTACTCGCTCGTATCCGTTGAGATAGTGGTCGTCGGTGGCAGGTGAGTGCCAGTTGATTGGGGGGATCCAAGCCTCAACGTGGTGTGTGTATCCGTTGAGGACTTTTTGTGTGAGAATCCTTTGAGCGTCCAAAACGATGTCAAAGGTGGTGGAGTAGGGGTGATAAAATGTGACATTTGTACCACGAGAAATAGCTACTCGGAAATGGGCAGGGTGTGTTTGGTAGAAGGAAGCTTCAGTCGCATCAAAAACCACTGTATATTGTGGAATTCGGCTACCCTGAGCTTCGTGGGCGGTGAGTGCTGTGTGGCCAAGGCGAATCATTTCTTTCTTCATTCCTTGGGTGCCTGTGATAATTGTTCCAGACAGCATATTGGTGGTGCATACCGGTTGGTCCTCACCTTTACAATAAAAGTGGCAAGGCGGGTATGCAGGTTTGGTGTTGAGGTACGCTGCTAAGAGAGTTGCAGGCAGGTACGTGGTGTTGATAAAGTACCCTTGCTCGAGGGGTAGGAACTTTGGATCGAAGGAGGTACAGCTTTTAATTTCAGCGAAAACTGCACCGATCTGAGCGGGATCGCCAATCAAGATGGCGCGTGCGTGAGCGAGTCCACACAAGAACAAGACGTGGGTTAGTCCAAGTGTATAGACCTCATCGATGAACACATTTCGATAAGATCCCAGCCCGGCGCGCAGGGCTGAGTGCATTGTTAACACAGTGGCACCACACTGGAGTTCAAGCAATTTGGCCTCCCATTCGGCCTTTAACTGTTTTGTGGGAACCACCACAAGATCTTGCGATCCGATAATGGCTCTCGCTACCTGAGACTTTCCGGAGAAAGGCAGGCCTGCAATTAGGGTGATGGGAGGAAGAACGGGCGAGACCGGCACAAAATCGAAACCGGCGCCTGCCTTGCAGTCCGCTATCAACTCTGGAAGATCAACACGGTGGTCAAAGATCAGAGGAGCGGGCAGTGGGCCATGTACTTGCGGTATGTGGCCAGCGGCAAAAGCGACGTCACAGACTAATAATCGGTCGTGAGCAAATTCTACGTCGGGGGGGGGGGTGGTCATCACAGTCGGGTTTACGGAACATAGTAAACCTTGACCAAAAAGAGTAGGGGCAGGCTGTGACTCCTGGGGGAACGAGGGTCGGAACGTGGACCACGAGCACTTAAATCTTAAAAAGATATCAGTGGCGTACGGGCTAGAGAGCAGATGAGCGTGTTGCCCCAAGTACTTTAGCATGAGATCCTTAGGAATAAGGAGGCATGCTTCAATATGTTTGGTATTGAAGTACATTGGGCCATACACGAACAAGGCTTTAACCAAGTGTAACGCTGTGATATCATTGGATATAAGGGCGGTGATAAACACTGGAAGACGTTCTGGCTCAATTTTGGTTATGAGCCAGGCAATGTCGGACGGTTCCAAGCGAGGGATGAAGGGGGCGATGGCGGTGGCTAGGTCGCGGTCCCCTATCACGGATAACACAGAATAGTACGCGGAATCTTTGGGGATCCAATGTACATGTGTGTCACTCGTGCGGGGGCCGAGGAGCTGATAGCGCACTTTTTCAGAGATTTCATCTAATGTCTGAAAATTACC